TATGATATTTTAGTAGATACAGGTGAACGTTTTTTAAAAGTACAAATAAAATACGTCTCAACAAAAGATGATGTGTTAAACGTTCCGTTAAAAAGTACTACAGGTGTTACTTACAAAAATACAGTTGATATTATAGCAGCATACTGTCCAGATAATTCAAAAATTTACTGGGTAGATTTAAGCAAAGAAGAAATTAATAATAATAGTACATATATAGTTTTAAGACATACATTGCCTAAAAATAATCAAGTAAAAGGTGTGCGTATGTCGGAAGATTATTTAATGCGGGTATGATGTAGAGGTAACCTGTCTCCTTGCCAAGGAGAATTCACCAGTTCGATTCTGGTTATCCGCTCCAAAATTTTTTTGTGCTATGAAAAAATATCTAGAAATTTTAGACATACCCAAATTACCTGATGAATTTATAAATCACATTTTACATGGTTTTGCATTTTTAAAAGAAAATAATTTTTTAAATTCGGCAAATTTTTTAACTAATTTTATTGACTTGCACAACCCAAAAGAAAGCAATCCACTTGGTATTGTAAATCCAAAAGAAATTAAAAAAAGTTTAGAAATTAACAATTTTGCTGTTAATGATATGGCAGACGATTGGAAATATACTATTGATTTACCAGTTGGTTTAGAAGAGTGGGTAAAAGAAAATGTTATGACAAATGGTATACCAAAAATTTTTATTTTTGGCAATGGTATTAGATTTTATCCACATATTGATCCAAGAAACAAAATAGCAATTAATTTTTTAATTCAAAAAAGTGGTTTTGCAAAAACAACTTTTTATAAAGTTAAACAAGAGTTTTCTGATAAAACTATTTTTCCTACAGTATATTTGCCATATGAAAAATTAGAAAAAGTAGCAGAATATGAAATTGAAAAATATCAGTGGTATAAATTTAATCCAGAAATTCCTCACAGTGTAGAGGAAATGGACCCAAATGAATACAGAATAATTTTATCGATTGATGCTGATTTAGAAAAAAGTAAAGTTTTATTTTAAATGAATAAGTTTTTATTAAAAACTACTAAAACAATATCAAAAGTTTATCTTAAATAATTATATGGAAGATATAGAAGCAATTTCTTGGAAAAAAACTCACAAAGAAGATTTATGGGTATTTGATAAACTAATTATTGCCAAGAAAATGGGTTATACATGTGGTCCTGTAGGAGTTGATGTACCTAAACCTGGTTTTTACATTGTGCGTCCGTGTGTCAATATACCAGGCATGGGACGTGGTGCTAAATTGAGACACCTTATTAAACGAACAAAACACTTACCTACTGGACATTTCTGGTGTGAATCATTCAGTGGTAGACATATAAGCGTTGATTATAAAAATGGTGAACAAGTGTTAGCAGTAGAAGGATTTCGTAGAGACGGTCATCTTTGGCAATTTTGCAAGTGGGAACGTGTAAACGATGATCTACCACTATCAGAAATATTTTATGACTTGACAAATCGTTATGAATATATCAATGTTGAATATATTGGTGGTAAGGTAATAGAAGTTCACTTTCGTTACAATCCTGACTTTGTTTGGGGCAATAGTGTGGCGTATCCAGTTTGGGAAAAAATTGATGTGCGACAATTATATCCAGAAGTTGACTTTGATAGTTTAACTTTTGTATCATCTCCAGATTATAAACGTTTAGGGTTTTATATAGATATGCCGTCTTAGTGTTGTTGGTCAGCACACCAGTATGTGGTACTGGTAGAGTTAGTTCGAATCTAACAGACGGTGCCATTAAAATTTGACAAATATAAAAAAATATGATATATTAAAAATATTGCGGGGTAGAGAAGTAGTATCTCGTCTGGCTCATAACCAGAAGATCGTTGGTGCAAATCCAACCCACCGCAACCAATTATCGGAGAGTAGCACAGCCTGGTAGTGCGATGCGTTTGGGACGCATAGGTCGTAGGTTCGAATCCTATCTCTCCGACCATTTTTTTAAAATTTGGACCCATAGCTCAATAGGTAGAGCAAGCGGCTTTTAACCGAGAGGTTACAGGTTCAAGTCCTGTTGGGTCTACCATAATTGCCTACGTAGTTCAATGGATTAGAATGACGGTCTTCGAAACCGTGGGTTGGGGGTTCGAATCCCTCCGTAGGCTCCAAAAATAATGCATGACAAATAGACAAAAATAAGTATAATAGTTAATAGTTGTTCCGTGGTAGCTCAGTTGGTAGTAGCATGTGACTGTTAATCACAGGGTCGCTGGTTCGAGCCCAGCCCACGGAGCCATTTTTAAAATGCTAATGGATAAAAATACCAAATACCATCAGCAAGTATTGCTAATCCAACCAATCCTACAAGAATACTACCGCCCCATAACAGTATGTTAGCACCAAGTATAGCAGTAGTGCTTAATACAATTGCAATTTGAAATGAAGTGCTTGCCAATCCAAATAGTGGATTACGTTGTTTAGCAGCATCACGTTCTGCTTCAAGTTCTCGTGCTTCTGCCATAATTTCTTTTTTTCCATGACCTTTTGGATCACTTTCAAGTTTATCAATAACAGCTTGATAACGCTTTGCACGTTCTTCCAATATTTTTCTTACATTTGCTGGTGTAGATGGGTCTTCTAGTTGTGCTTTTGTATTTTCTAAATCAACATAATATAAGTTTTGTTTAATGCTTTTAGCCTGATAATATGCCCAAGCATTTGTAACTTCAATATTTGTTTCCATAATTCTGGTTGCATTTTTTCCACCAAAAAGTGTGCATACAGATAATATCATTGCAAATACGGTAATGGTAATTGTAGAAAGTTTTCTAATCTTTGCTTCTTTTTCTGCAAGTTTTTCTATATCACCATCTTTACGTGTTTTTAGATATGTGTTTACAGTATTTTGAAATTGCTTAATATCCATGGTATTATTCTCTTAACTATATGTAATATTTAGGATATATATAATACAGTTGCGTCCGTGGTGGAATGGCAGACACGCTACGTTTAGGCCGTAGTGCCGCAAGGCATGGGGGTTCAAGTCCCTCTGGACGCACCAATGCTCTTGTAGTTAAATGGTATAACAGTTGATTAGTAATCATCTATTGGCAGTTCGATTCTGTCCAAGAGCACCATATGAGGAAAGGTGGCCGAGTGGTTGATGGCTCCAGTCTTGAAAACTGGCGTGGGCGTAAGTTCACCGTGAGTTCGAATCTCACCCTTTCCGCCATAATGCGGAGTTGGCATATTGGTTGTGCTCCAGCCTTCCAAGCTGGCTAAACGAGTTCGATTCTCGTACTCCGCTCCATTATTTATTAAGTATATAAAATGTGTGGTTTTGTTTATAGTAATAAAGATATTAATGAAATTGATTTAAAGGATTTAACTCCACGTGGTCCAGATGATTCGCATTTTGACAAAAATAAATTAGGATATTTTTATCATTGTAGATTAGCTACACGTGATACAAAAATTAAACAACCAGCAAAAAATAATTTTGGTATTTTACTTTATAACGGAACAGAATATTCATTAAAAGAAAATGATTTAGATTATATTTTGAATAATTTGAATGATAATATTGATGATAATATTGAATTTATAAAAACATTACGTGGTGATTATTCGATTTGTTGGGTGACAGAACAATATATTCTTATTGCCAAAGATTGTTTTGGAACAAAACCTCTTTTTTGGAGTATTTCTGAAAATACATTTATAGTTGCAAGCACAGTATTAGCAATTGAAAGTTCTAAGTTAAGTGCATATAAGTTAACTGCAAATAAAATTATGGTATTTTCGCAAAAAGATTACAAATTGATAAGAAAATGTGAAATTGTAGAATGGGATTTGACACAGGGAAAAAGAAATTTACATAATATTTTTGATGCTTTTGAAGAAAGTGTTTTAAATCAATATGATAAAAATTGCATGTTGCATTTGAGTAGTGGTTTTGATAGTGGTGGAATTGCTTGTTGTCTACAAAAACACAATAAAAATTTTACTGCATTAACATTCGTGGGAACTGAAAATAAAGAAATTTTAAAATTAAGATATAAACTACATACAGGTAAAAAAATTTTTATTACCCCTAACGATTTCATTGCCAATGATAACTTAAAAAATGCAATTTATTGGCATGATTTTTTAATGAAAGATTCAATTATATACGATATAAGTTTAGTTGCGGCGCAATTTGCAAAAAAGCATGAAATAAAAGTAATGCTAACTGGTTCAGGAAGTGATGAATTGTTTAGTGATTATGGATACGATGGCAAACGATTAAAACTTCATAGTCAATTTGGTGGTAAATTTCCCAATGAATTAAAAACTATATTTCCATGGCATTTATATGCATGTTATCCAATGGAAGTTGATATTCCAATAGTTGAATATATCGACGGTCTTTATGGTATTGACACACGCCATCCTTATCTAGATCGTAAATTATTTCAAACATGGTTAAATTCTGATTTGCAAATAAAAAATGGAGCATATAAAAATTGGTTAGCAGAATATTTTAAACAACATAATTATCCCTTTGCTCCCAATCAAAAAATTGGTGCACATAATCCTGTGGTCTATGTTAAGTAAAATAAATATTGTATGGGATATTCAATTGCAAAAATGATTGAGTTTGCTTTATCTTATTTGCTTTCTAATGAATTACTTGTTGGTAAAACAAATTTACCTGATTCAACAAAAGAAATTATTATTAATTATTTTAATGAACGTATTGCACAGATACGTTCCGAACACAAATGAAACAACCAACAATAGATGATATAATAATAGACCAAACTATAAGTTTGGCACCAAATAAAATATTAATAAAAATATTTCCTAATTTAATTGGAACAGTATTTTTCCCACCACTATCCACAGATTTTTTAAAAGAAACAATACAAGAACCGCTAAAGAAATGGTGTAATGAACATTTAAGTCCAAATTACAATATTGTTTATAGATATAATGATGGTGATCCATACTGGTCGCTGTTTTTAAGTGATACCAGTGACGTGAATCTTTTTATGCTACGTTTTGGTGAAAATAAACACTAACATTATTTGTTAGATAATTTTGTTTATATTCTTCTGGTGGATAATCTATCCCTAATGTATCACACAAATCAATATTATCATCCAACAACGACAAATTGTAATTGGCAACAAACTTTCTTAAATCATGATTTTGATTATCAATATGTTTGCTCATTTCACGCAAATTTTTATAATATCCAATATAGTTTGGATATGTTATATTAAATTCCCCACAACGAACCCACCACCCTAAACAACTATCATTGCTACGTTCTACTAAAACAATAGGACAATCTGGCCAGTTATGATTAATAAAATCAAGATGATGACAAAATATATGACTTTTAATTATTCTTATACCATTACCACTAAATGGTTTATCAAATTCTTTTTCTAATTCATCTTTACTAAATCTGGTAAAGTTTCTCCAATCACTACCAAATTCCATATCTGGATCAAAGTAAGTACCAAGATGCATAAGTTGATACTCACCGCTTGCATCATGATAATAAGTTCTATTTTCACTGTAATCAGTTTGATCAATATCTGGTGACCAATAAATGTTTTTTACAACACTGCTCCATTTACTACCAGGTGCACCAGCTACAAAGATATATTTCATAGACCCATTTCTTTACGGATCTTTGTTGCGCTTATAGCATGTGTTTCTTCATCAAACACTTCTTGTTCAATCTTATATCCAACATCACGACCGTAAGTTATGTTTACAATGTTGGGAACAAGTTCAACTACAAAATCCGATTGATTGTAATAACCTGCATCATGTAAACTTTGTATAATACGATTTTTTACATCAACAAAATTAAATGGGTTATTATCTGTGCCGCCAACATCACGAATCATAATGCATACTTGACCTGTTTTTGCATGTGCCCTTTTAAATAACGCAAAGTGACCATCATGCCATGGTTGCCAACGTCCTAACATTTGCACTGTTGGTGCTTTATTATCCCATGCTTTCATGATGATTTCAAACCTTTTAACATTGCTTTAATCCAAGTTGGATGTGTATCAAAATCAAGTTCTTCCATTATATACTTTGACCAGAAATCTGCATCTTGAGTATCTACACGGAAATAATAACTGCCTGGTTCTGGTGGAACAAACATCTTGTTTGTATCTTCAAAACGTCCTTCTTTAATTGTATCAACCCAAATAACAGTAGCAGGTCCAAAGGCCGCACGAGTGGCTATTGTGGGACATACGAAATCTGCAATTGCCCATGAACCTGCTGCTGTAACTTGGTCACATAGCCAACCCATACGTCTGGCTTGTTCAATACGATCTGCTTCACTAAAACCAAGATGGCTGTTAATATTTGCACGAACAGCGTCTGCGTTCCAATGAACTGCTTTTAATTTTGGTGCCAAGGCTTTCGCCAAGGTGGTTTTACCCGACCCTGGCAAGCCCATTATTAGTATCTTCTTATTCATGCCTTTGTAATCTTGCTAACGATATAACAGATTATACCACTTCCAAGAGTTTGAATCAATACTCCTGTTGTCATAATTTGTGGACCACCACCTAAAAATTGTCCATAAACAAATACAGGTGCACCAATAAACAATCCAACAAATCCACCAGCAAGGAAACCACTGCGAGTAAGAAGATTGTTACCAAGCAATGCTAAAACAATTGGAACAAAGAATGTTAATGTAAGTGTCTTACCAAATACAAATATTTGATTCAAATCAAGACCTGGTATATTTGCAAGTGCGATACCAAGAACGGCAAGACCGACCATTCCCCACTTACCCCAACTTACAGCATTACTACCACCAGCATTATCATGAACATCATTACCTACAAGATTAGCACTTGAAAGCAATTGTGTATCAATAATACTAACAAGACCACTGAATACTACGGCAAGATAGATAAGTGGCAACCACCAACCCACAACGTTAGCCATAACATAAAGATTAATAAATTGTGTATTTGCTCCTTCAACTGGATAATGTAAACCAGCGGCAGTCATACCAAGTAGACCACCAACTATTGGAAGAATTAACCAATACATAGGACCAGTAATAAATGCTTGACGAACAAATTCTGCTTTCATACTAAAAGCATTTTGATACATTGCATTATCACTCCATGGACTTGCAAGGTGACCAAGAACTGTAGGTACACCAAAACCAAGCAACAATCCAAGTGTAAATGGACTATCCCAAAGATTTGTTCCTTGTCCTGTTTTACCACCAATACCAGCAAGTGCAGGTTCAAACCCAACTGTGCCAAATACGCTGACAGCAACAATAATCATACCAATCCAAATTGCTGCAATCTTAACTATATCAGTGCCGATTGTTGCTTTAAGACCACCACGCCAGCTATAAACCATAGCAATGGCTACAAGAAGTAAACTAACTAACAATGGGCTTAAACCAGTTAATAGTGCAACACTTTTACTGCCTGCAAATAGGTTAATTGTTAAACCTTGTAGTGCATAAAAAGCTGTTTGTAGTAGAACACAATACTGAACAAGCCTACCATACTTGGTTCTAAACCATTGGCTTAATGTAAAGCCTTGTCCATATTGCTCTCGCAACCTATAAATTGCAAAACTAAACAGTATAAGAGCAAAGAAATTTCCCAGACTAAACCAAAAAACACCTGCTATACCATTATTAAAACCTTGTTGTGCGGCAACAAAAAGACCTGGTGCCCAAATCCAACTTGCACCAACGCTCATACTACCTTGCCAAAAATTGACATTACGATTGGCAACAAGAAATGCTTCTTTACCAACGCCATAACCTTTGGCAAACCAACTTGTAAGGGCAAAAACAAATACTGCATAAAGTGCAATAAGTGCTAACCCTGTTCCCTGACTAAAAAGTGGGAATAAATTTTGAATATCCATTTTTATTTCCTTATAATTTTACTACTAAATTCTTGCTTGCACCGCCTAACACATCTCGTGTGCGGTCAGTGACATATCCTGTAATCTGCAACATAGGACGATTCCACCATCCCATATTTGCAGTGCTATGTGGGATATCTTTCCATTCCCACGTGATACAATCGCCTGCTCGCCATTGTGACCAATTAGCATTGCCAAGTTGGAATATTTGTCCTAATTCCCAATCAGCTAACATGATTGCAAAACGACGAATAATATCAGGGTTCTTGTCAAAGTCAACAACTTTGTAACTGTTTTCACGTTCTGGACGACCAGCAAAGTTATCCATATGAGTGTGTAGCATTTGTCCCGTTGTTTGATTATGAAATTTAATTGTGCTATCTTCTAACCCAAGCCAATCTCGTATCTGAACAAATAGTGGGATATCTTCTGCGGTTGCTCGATCAAATACAGACGCTTTTGGATCAGCACCAGCACGGATCAAATCATTTTCTTCTGGGTCTGCACTATAAATTCTTTCAATGTTAGGATTACGTGAACCCCATGTGCTTGCTTTTGTGCGAGGCAAACACTGTGCAATTGCATCAGTAAAATCTGCATCAAATCTACAAACAGGTGTATAACTGTCTATACCAGATACTGGGGGAAGTGTAGTATCAAAATGCCAACGGCTATTGCCTTTAGTAAATTCCCAACGACTGTCGCCCCATTTTTCGTATTCATTCATATTTTTTCCTTACCAACTAAATTTTTCATAAATATTTATATAAAAATTAAAATCGGAAAAAATTTCTATGAATCACAAAATTTTTAACTATTTGATAAAAAATTTACAAGATGCGTTTAATTTACCAAAATATGATTATGTCCGTCACGCAATAAATGAAAACACTGACATTGGAACATTACCATGGACACCAAAACGTTTGGAAAAATTTTGTGAGCAAATCAATAATGAATTTGATTTAGATATCAACTTTATTGGAACATTGGCAGATGTTACCAATGATATTAATGAAAAATACTGTGGACGTTTTTGGGGTGGTATATGGCAACCACGCACAGAAATTTATCAATACACTGGATGGAATATCGTGGAACGCATCAATAAAGAAAATCCAATTGCAGTATTAGATGTTGGTTGTGGATTTAATCCATTTAAAGCACGTATTCCTAATTTGATTGGTATTGATGCCTATAACAACAGTGCCGATTATATGGTTGATATTCTTGATTATACAGTTGCAAATAACACCTACGACCATGTTATTGTTTTTGGTAGTATTAACTTTGGTGATTACAACGATATTGCGCTTCGTATGAAAAAGGTAATTGATTTAACCATGCCAAATGGTAAAATTTATGTTCGTGCAAATCCTGGTATTGCACATAAAAATGGACCATGGATTGACATTTATCCATGGGATTTTGATACGGCATACAAGATTGCTAATACGTATAACTGTGAATTGAGTTCATTTAAAAAAGATAATGGCGATAGACTTTATTTTGAATTGAGAAAACTACCATGAAGATGTTAATAGTAATCGGACCCCAAGGTAGTGGTAATCATTTGTTTGGTAAAATATTTTCACTACACGATGCGGTTCATGGTTGGAAAGCGGCGTTAGAACCAGATGGATATTTTATTCCACATTGGTATGAACCATTTAATGAATACTGGAATGACCCAAATAAAATTACAAATGAAATAATGGGTGGAAAACAATATGCTGTTACAAGTGTAAGCAATCCATATATGGAAAATTTTTCAGCACGTATTCCAAAGGTTGAAGAATTTATAGATGCACTTGAAAAAGTTGGAATACAAAGTCAACTTGCAATTATAGGTAGAGATCGTAATATATTAGATTTACAACAACGCAGAGTTCGTGGTGGTCCTACTTGGGGCATGATGCAAATCACGTTAAATAAAATAAAAGAACCACCATTTTTCATAAGCCAAGAATTACTATATCTTTATCGCCAACAATATGTTAGAAGTTTGGGTAAATGGTTAGATTTTCCTGTTGCTTGGAATGATTTACGCATAGAAGATATACTTGTAGAAGATGCTAATGCAAAGTATATTCAACCATGTGAACCCACTGCACTTGATGCACATGTAAAGAACTTTATAAAACCTGACTGGTTAAAAAACTAATCATAATTTTCCCATAAATATTAAGGGAAACAATATGCCACGTTTAAGTCTTTACCGTGAAACACATACCAACGATTACAAATGGCAAGATAATCGTATTCGTGAACTATACACTATAAGTGGTGTAGGAATAAACGTGCACAAATATCTTGGTCCAAAAGACCAAGGTCAAACAACAGATTTAACACAACCACAATATAGCACACAAAGTGAAAAGAATATCCAAGATTTACTATTCTTGGAAAACCGTGACCGTGCATATGATAAAGATGTTTATAATTTACGTGGTCATTATACTATTCAAGATAATGATTTTAATTTAAGTCAGTTTGGTCTTATGGTAACTAATGATACATTGTATATCACTTTTCATATCAATGATATGAGTGAACGTCTTGGTCGTAAAATCATGCCAGGTGATGTATTTGAATTGCCGCACTTACGTGATTTTAGTCCACTTGATGAAAGTATACCTGTTCCACTTAAAAAGTTTTATGTTGTTCAAGAAGCAGTACGTGGTAGTGAAGGTTATGCACAAACATGGTGGCCGCATATTTGGCGTTGTAAAGTTACACCAATGGTTGACAGTCAAGAGTTCAAAGATATTCTTGACCAAGAAGCACTTAAGAGTGATGGAACACCAACTGGTAGCACACTTGGCGATCTGTTAAGCAGTTATAATCTTAACGTGCAAATTAATAATGCAGTTATTGCACAAGCAGAAACAGATGTACCAGCAAGTGGCTATAATGTAAACAAACTTTACATATTGCCAACACAGGATGGCGTTAGTCCAGTAAAAGTAATTAATGGTTATCTTACTGGTGATGGAACTGCACCAAATGGATTACCTGTTACAGTTGATACTGCGTTTCCATTAAATGCAACTTTAGGTGAATATGTATTGCGCACAGATTACATTCCATCAAGACTATTCCGTTATGATGGTCAAACTTGGCGTGCAATACAAGATGTTCAACGTGCAAACCTTACTGGTGCAAATACAAATACACAACTTGGCACATTTATTAATAATAACGCCACTGTTACATTAGCCAACGGTTATACAATACCAAGCCGTGAAACATTAAGTAATCTATTCAAATTACAACCAGATATTATAGGATAACAGCGTGGGTCAATATTTCTACGACAAACAGATACGCAGATTTATGGGTCAATTCATTCGCATCTTTGATGAGATGTATGTTGAATTTGGCAAAGATAACAATGGTAATAGTATATTAAAACGTGTTCCTGTTCGTTATGCTGATACAAACCGTCAAGTCAGTGCTATTTTAAAACAAAACAGCGATAATAGTACACTTAATGTTCCAATGATGGTTTGTTATATTAAAGAAGTAAACTATGACCGAACACGTATACAAGAACCAAAATATGTTGATAATAAAAGTGTTCGCACACGTGCAACCGATCCACTTACAGGAAATGCTAATACACAACAAGGGCAAAATTATACTCTTAAAAGATTAATGCCAGCACCATATCGGTTAACAGTTGTAATGGAATTATGGACAAGTAACTTTGACCAAAAAGCACAACTGTGGGAACAAATTACCACACAATTTAATCCAGATATGGAAATCCAAAGTAATCAAAATTACTATGATTGGACAAGTTTAAGTTATGTTTTACTTACATCAACAAGTTGGACAACACGTGATATTCCTGTTGGAGCAGATGATCCAATAGATGTTGCTACACTAACATTTGAAATGCCGATTTGGTTTAGCACACCTGCTAAAATTCAAAAACTTGGTATTGTTCAAAGTGTAGTAAGCAACATTTATGATGCAAATGGTAATCCAAGTAATGCACTTATAGAAGCGACAAACCAATTAGGTAATCGTCAATATTTTACAGCTACTGGATACCAAGTTTTAGTAAATCAAGGAAATGTAAAATTACTTCCACGTGGTGGTCCAGAAATTTATGCAAACAGTTATAGCATACCAACAACTACTGCTAATGCTATTGCATGGGCACCTGTTATAAATCTATTTGGTAATATTGCAAACAATTATAGCATGATGTATCTTACTGATAGCAGAACTGATAGATTAGTTACTGGCACGGTTGCATATGATCCAAATAATGTAAATAATTTGTTTTTTAACGTAGATAGTGCTACTATACCAAGTAATATATTACCAAGTATAAATGCTATTATAGATCCACGATTAAATGGACCTGGTATAGGACTACCAGCCGCTGCAAATAATCAGCGATATTTAATAGTAAATCCACTTGGTAATGCATCAACTGGTAATGGTTCAGCGGCTTGGCAAAATGCAAATACAAGTATTACACATGCACTACCTAATGATATTATACAATATGTTGGTAATGCTTGGACTATTTCTTATAGACCAAATGCAAACAGCAATGCAAGTTATGTTACAAATACATTTACAAATATTCAATATGCATGGGATGGCAGTCAATGGGTAAAATCGTGGGAAGGAGTTTACCAAGAAGGTCTTTGGTCAATCGTGATCTAACTGCGGTTGGTGCGTTGTTTATAAGTGAAAAAACTGGTCGTGGTTTATTTCTATTACGAGATCAAGACACTTATAGCAATACATGGGGTTTAGTTGGTGGACAATTAGAACCAAATGAAACATTATATGGTGGATTGGTTCGTGAAATTGTAGAAGAAATTGGATTTGAACCGCCAATTAAAAAAGTTTTACCACTTGAATATTTTAACAGTCCAGATGGACATTTTAGTTATCATACTTTTGTTGTGATTGTTCCACAAGAGTTTATACCAACTTTAAGCAATGAACACAAAGGTTATAGTTGGTGTAGTTTGGATTCAACTCCAAAACCATTACATCCTGGTTTGTATAATAGTTTAAATAATAAAATTATAAAGGAAAAACTAAAAACAGTTCAAGAAATATTAAAAATCACCAGCTAATACTGCTTCACGAACGTTTACTTCGTGGTAATTAGGTAGTGAATTTAATTGTTTACTATAATTATAACTATGATATGTTCTTACACGATAAAATTCTGTGCTATTGTAAACACGACAAACCTCATACAAATAACTATGATGAGTTTCATGAGTAAAATCATTGCGTTCATATCCTAAAGAATTGGCATAAACATTTTGATTTGTATCGTTGTCACTTCCATCAAAACCAAATAGGAAAACCTTTTTATGTCCATCAAATGCGGCCAAATAAGCACCAGTTGATCCACTATCCATATAATAGATGTATGGAATTAAGTTAGTATCACGATACGTAACCCACATGTCATTTGAAACAAACATAGAATTATATTTTTCAACTGGTATTTCTGCAAATAATAATCTTTCCTTAACTATATAATAATCTGCTTTTACATCACGATAAGCAGCATTACATGCATAAGTTGTTTTATATCCCTCTGCTACACGGCGATTATTTTGATTTATAATAAGTTGTACTTCTGGAGTTATGCGACTTATACCATTTCCCAAAACAATAGCGGTTGACACTTGACGATCATAGGGAAATTCACGTGGATTTACAAACAGCGATTTCATTTGTCCATTATCAACATACGTGATTGGTTCACCTTTGTAATCTCTGCGAAAATATGGAGAATTTAACTGTGGCATGTCACTATTTATGGTATTAAAACTTCACTCGGAAAGTCATTAAGATTATATTTCATTTGACTGAATTGTGTAGCAACATATCGTGAACCTTGTGTATCAAGTGCATAACTTTCCAATTCAAAATCTGGCCAATTGCCTTGCGCCTTCCATACCAGATATTCCTGAAAATGACGATTTTCATGGTCTGGTGTAATATGCCATCCGTCTTCATTGTCAACAATTGTTCCGTGCCAACATAATGTATATTTTGTCATAGTTTACATATCCGCATCTGCATAAAGTGTAACTGTTTGGTTGCTACCCCATACTAAATTTGTGCCATAACTTGCAATACTTGCTGTAGTTAAACTCCATCCGTCCACTGTTATAGATGTCGCTGTTATACTTGTCATGCTTACATTAACAGGAGCATAAGGAGTGGTAGTAGTAGTTCCTACACCAACCATATTCCAACTTGTGGAACTAAAAGATATAGCAGGTGCTACACGCATTTGTTGTGGATGGTTAACACGACCACGTGTATCGCCATTAGTTGTATAAGTTACCCATGGACCCCATTCTTTACCACCACTTGTAAGAGTATAATAGTATCGCTGACATATTGCAAGTTCCGTTGGATAGTGTCTATTTTCATAAGGTGTTGCAATACTACCTGGCTCAAATTGAACACCAGTCCATTGCATAGTGCTACCAACTGCAGTTAAAACGTTACCACTTAATGCACGACTATTGGCACCAGTATAGTTACCACTTGTCCAAGTATTTGAAGATGCTGGTGCGTAAACAGAACCATTCCATACTGCAAATCCTAACTCTATGCCACACCCGCTACCACCGCCCCATGTTCCAGAAGTTGATGCAGTAATTGGAATAGTAACATATGTCCATGTATTTGCACTTGGAATATTATATGTAAAACTTAAACTTTGGTCAAAGGTTGGATTGTTTCTTATAAATCCACTATAAACACCAGCATTACTACTACGTGTCCAAAAACTTAAAGTAGCATTTCTTGCCCAAGTTTGTCCCCAACCTAAATCACGAGCAATGTAACCTTCAATTTTTTGTGATAAGAAAATGTAATCACTAGTATTTAATGTTGAAGGAACACTTGTAGTTGTCCAACCATAATAGCTAAAATGTCCTGTTGGACTTGTAATAGCACCTTGATTTTGTCCAGTATAACCTTTATTTACGGTATTTGTGGTTGTATTCCAAACCCAACGGTCAATATAATACGCAGCAAAAGAAGAAACAGCAACATTGGCTGCACCATTGCGTTGGTCAATTTTAAAATCACCATTTATAATGCGGTTTCTTGCGCCAAATGATTGAACCGTGCCAAAAATAGTTCCATCAGCAAAACCAACGTTAGCGGTATATACGTTACCTTGAACACCAATACCTCCCACAACTTGTAGTGCACCTGTTGTTCTACTTGTTGATGCTGTGTTTGCCGCAATAGTAATAGGTGTAGAGACACCAGCCTGTGTAGCAGTCCAAGTTCCTTGCGCTGCATTATAGGTATAACTTGTATTGTTTAATACATATGTTTGTCCATCTGTTGGACTATTAGGAAATGGCATTAATATCTACCCACCGCTATCTCTATTTTTCTTATAGAAGCATCTGTAATTATTTCCATGCTTTTACCAATTATACATCCAACTTCATATTTTGTTTTATCTAATGCACAAGCAACACCTTTAATGTCACTACTGACAAGTAATGTTCCTTTTGCAACTGGTCCACGCACCATACATGGAACACGACCAGTAAGTGCCACTGGTACCCAATTGTCTTGTTCAAAATTATCATTCATGAGATAAGCAGGATTTGTTGATACAACACCAGCGATACGTGTATCGTGTGAAGTTTTTGAAATTGTAACATCAAGATCACCACCAAATATCATAACTGTGCCAGGTGAATAATAATCATCAGCATGATACATTTCTGCCAAGTCAGCGTATTTTGCTGTGGTTGATGTTCCCACAAAGTTTACACCATAAATTGTGCTCCAATAAGAAGTAGAGGAACCAAGATTTGCCGAATTATTAGCACTTGGGTAAAAACTACCAGCAACTGCTACTTGATTACGTGATGGATCATATGACAGATATGATGGAGATAACGTTATCGACATCGCAACTCCTTATGCTTGCGCTTCTGTCCAACTCAAACGTGCCTGAATAGTTCCAGTTGAAGCACCAATATTTGTTGCAACAATTGTAACAACATCTGGTCCATCAGGATAAACTTGAATAGCACCAGTTGATACTCCACCACTTAATATACTTGTTCCCATATCACGGACCAAGTTAAGGTCTTGTTGAGTAGCCGCTGCCGCACTTGTAGCAAAGTTTGTATAGAAACCAAAGATAGGCTCACCACCGCTAATTGTTGTGCCACCAAAGTGAATGATGTATTGTGCAAAACTACTACCACCAACAGATGTCCAACTATCACTTGTATATGCAGTGGTGCCGTTAAGGAATAACTGAATCAAGAATGAACCGTTACTAAACAAGTCCATTTGACGCAGAACCATCTGCATACGATTTACAATTTCACGCTGACCAAGTTGGTTACCAGTAATACCGTTACTGACACTTGGTGAAAGTCGGAAACTCATAATGGCATTACGTGCGC